ATCAACAGTCAAATTTGTTGCTGTATATGACCCAGCTGAAACAGCAGTATTTGCAAGATTAAGTGTCACATCACCTGATGTTCCACCCCCTGAAAGTCCTGTTCCAGCCGTTACTCCAGTGATGTCACCTGTTGTTGGTGAAACCCATGTGAAATCCATGTTTGTATTTGATGATTTTGACAGGATTTGACCTGTTGTGCCGCCTTTGAGATCAGCTAGTGATGTGTCAACAGCTTGTCCAAAGACCTCAAAATCGGCAGGCAAGTCCGTGACGAGATCACTCGTTGTTGGCATTTGCCAGTTAAAATTCGACGTTGGGTTTGCCATGTTTTCTCCTTCTTAGGTGATAATTGTCGCACGCGCCCAGTCGAGTGTTGGCGACACGCCCGACCAAGTAAATGCAGCTGAGATTTCGTCCCATTGCAAAGCCTGCAATGAGTAAGCCGTTGGTGAAATGTTAAGAGTGATCGACAGTTGGTTATACGACGCTTGAAATGACCAGCCCTCAACAAAGCCCTGAAAGATACCGCCCATGTTCGCTGGTAGGTCATTGATTGCTACTGCCTCACCCATAAACACGCCAATGAGGTTGTCACGGTCGCTGTTGTCTAACTCTGGATTTGTCAGGTCAAACGTGATCTCACTAAAGATTGCTTGCGGTGTTTTGCGCAATGCAAGGTAAAAATTGGCTTGCTGGGTTGCATCAGCTGAGTTGTGCAAGGTTGTCGAAATAATCTGGGACAACGTGCCGTATTGCAAAATCGAGTCTGCGTCGCTGGCACTTTGCTCTGCACTGCTGGTTGCACCGTATTGGATAGTCAGGTTATTGCGTACGTCGCCTGCCCTTGTTTCAACGCGCAAACCAGCTGCGCGTGCTTGGTTGGCTGTCAATTGCACATAACCATTGTTTGACAGGTACAAACTGCGGTGTGTTGCATCAGCGTAAGAAATGCGCCCAAATGCGTCCTCGTAAATGTAGCCAAGACCTGACGTTGCAAGCTTTGATACCAAAGAATAAACGTCTGTTCGCTCACTAGATCGTGCGGCTAATTCATAATCACCTGGGCGATCGATCTCACCTAAACCAACGTTTTCAGCGGTTGCCCATGTTGTTGTTGGGTCATAATCTGCCCACGTTTCAGCTGCTGGGACTTCTGCCCAAGTGTTAAGCAATAAGTCTGACAAAATTTCCCAGATTTGATCGCCGTCAAAATCTTTAGACAGCACGCCATTTGTCAACGCCTTTGGCAAACGAGACAACGCGCCAAGTGCTGTGATGCTGTATGTCTGGGTGAACATTGTGCTGCCTACGTCACGCACCTCAACGGCAATGTCAACGACTGTGCCACCAAAGATTGGGACGTATGAGCTTGATGTGTCCTGAACCTGCACTGAAATGGTGCTGTTGATGTTGACAGGTATGGTCGCCTGATTAACGTCTAGCAGCTGCAAATTGACATAACCTGCTTGAGCTTGCTCGTAAATGTTTGTTCGACCTGATCTAATTGTTAGGTTAGCCAATACCGCGTCTGTGTAAGAAACGCCGTCGATCTCTACCAGCCAAACTGGTGTCCACTGGGTCATGCTATTTGCAGGTTAGTTGCGCCGCCTGTGCCGCGATAGTAGCTGTTGTTTAATGTGTCAACGATTGTGCGTGCTGTGCCTTCCTTATCAAACGCACCAGTCACGGTCAGGTTGATTGTTGTGCCCATTGTTGCTGCTTCAGCTTTTCTAAAACTGCCAACGTCAAATGAACCAATGCCGCCAGTCGTCGCAGCGGCAACGGTTGCAGCCACTTTTGCAGCTGTTGAAACACCGCCACCGCTTGACGTGGTCGTTGTGCCACCGCCTGACGGTGCTGAAATCTTTGGAATAGTCGTCGTCGTCGTTGTGACTGTTGGTGTCTTAATTGTAGGCACACTGACCGTCGGTGTTGAAATCTTGCTGACATTTGGTAAAAACGGTATTGCGTTATAGGCAGAAATTAAAGCGTTGATACCTGCAACCGCACCTGAGATTAAGCCATTGAGAATTTTGACAACGCCAGCAATGACATCAATAACGCCACCTGCGATCTTTCCTGCTACTTGTAACGCACCGCCTAAAACCGTGCCTATGACTGGTGCAACATAGGTTGCTATCAATGCGCCAAATTCCTTGAAAGTGTCAAGGTTGTCACCGATTGCATCTCGAACATACCCAAACGCTTTGATCATGCCATTTATGATTGGCGTAAATACGCTGGTGATGATGTTGCCAAGTGTTGTGATAACACCGCCAAGACCATTGCCGTTAAGGCTGAAAGCACCGCTAAATGCGTTGATGATTGGCAAAGCGTTATTGTTAATAAAACCCATAAGCTTTTCAAGAATTGGCAACAGCGCAAAGCCAATTGTTTCTTTAGCCTCATCAAATGCAATTTGCATGCGAGCAATGCGCCCTGCATAAGTGTCAGCGTTACGAGCTGCCGCGCCGCCAAACAGGTCTGACAATTTCCCCTGCACCTGAGTGAAATTCATGGTCTTTAATTCGGCAGCTGATAAGCCAATGCCTAATTTGCCCAGTGATGCTGTGTTGCCGTCATAAGCCTTGCCCAAAGCATTTGCAACGCTTTCCAGCGGTTTGCCTGTGGCTGCGCTGATGTCTAAAGCTGTGGCGAGTAATTGCTGTGCCTTTTCTGTATCTGAGGTTGATCTGACCAACCGTCCCAAAGCTGGGCGCAGCTCATCATCTGCCACACCAGTTGCCAAAGACATTTGCAAGATTGATTGCTCAGTGGCAGCAATTTGTGCCTTTGTAGCACCTGTGGCGTTTTCTAAGGCGACGGCAAGCTGTGTTTGTGCCTTCTCGTCCTCGATTGCCGCCTTGACACCTTCAACGCCGATCTTGATTGCATAAGCCCCAGCGGCAGCGGCAGCAGCTGCAAAAGCTGCGCCAACCATTTTGCCAACCTTGCCCATTTTGTCGCCAAAAGTGTCAACGTCCTTGCTGGCTGCCTTAAGCGATTTGTTGAGGTTGTCAACGTCTCCAAGTATGGAGAGTTTAAGAGTACGACTTAAACCAGCCACTATGCGTACCTCTTAACTATTTTGCCAAAAGCTTCTTCCCATTTTTTTACAATGTCTGGTTGCACTGATCTGAGTGTTGGGTAAATGAACCAACCGCGTGAACCTCCACGGCTTTCTTTACCTGACCATACTGGAAATTGCTTGTATTTGTTTGACCCAAACTCATAGCCGCCCCAAACTTGTTGAGTCGTACCGCCACCGCTTAATTTTTGACGCGCAAAGCCGTAACCGATCTCACCAATTTTGGAGGATTTGCGCACTGATGCGCCCTCAGCAATTATTTTTGATGCGCGGTTGTTGCGCTGACCAGCTGTGGCAATAACCTTTTGTTTGACAAATTCTGCAAGCTCTGAGGTGACTTCTTTGGCTTGGTCTGTTGCTTCCTCGTCCATAGCCTTGAAAGATCGAACAATGGCGCGCAGCTCAGCCTTGTCGTAGCTGATTGCATCTTTAGCCATTTGCTCGCCTTTCCAAAATCTCAATGACGGTAAGTATGTCCTCGGCTGTCTCAAAAACATCTGGGTGTAGCCCTGTCGCCAGAGCTACCTCCCAAACTATTCTGCTAAGGCTTCCGACGGCGTAGCTTTTGGGTTTGCCTCACCTACGATTACCTCAGCAATACCTTCTGTCCAAATGTCGATCGGCTTGACAGGCTTTCCAGCTGCTTCACGCTTCATGGCGTGATAGGCAAGAAATACTAAATCGGAAATGCCGATCTTTTCCTGTGCCTGTGCAATTGTGTGACCTGTGTGCTTTTCCCATTTAACCCACTCAGGCGGTGCAGCTGTGTAAGTGATCTGATCGCCGTTTGTGTATTCAATTGTGATTGGTAGTTTCATTTTGTCTCCCGATTGTTAGTGTTTAACTAAATGTCTCAGTAGGTGTTCCCACTACGACAAATGATAGGTCAACGGTCTGTGCATCTGGTGCTGCACCGCCGACACTTGGAAACACTGGCATCACGTTAAATGCAAAGACTGCACCTGTCACGGCTGTCATTGATACTGCAAGTGTCGTGTTTGGTGCTGTTTCGCAAGCTGTCCACAATGCCTCGCAAAGTGAACCTGATGCGCCCCAGTCAGCAAGCATTGAAATGTCAAAAGTCCACTGATCGTCAATGTGCTTGTAAGCCTTGCCGTCTAGTGTTTGGTATGTCTCGACGGTTGGGCTGTTCGCAAGAGTTGCGCTGGTCGCCTGTGCGTCATAGTTAACGGTTGCAATGGTCACGACTAAATCGCGACCAGTTATGATTGTCGTTGGCATTTTGT